GCCTGTTCTGGTATTTCATCAAAGTCTCTGAAATAAACAACAGTACAAATCAAGTCCTCATCAAATTCATACTTATTGTTCTGTCTATCGTATAGCTTCAATCCACGTTGAATAGGGTCAATAGTTGGGTGTTGATGTATATTTGCATCTACTCTTAATACATTTGCTGGCAAGCTTATCTGGTTTGACCCATTTCTTGTAAGAGTTACATCTGTTTCAGTATTAAAAGACCAGCCTTCTGATTGAATCTCTTTGTTAAATTCAGCAAGAGTTGATCTAGCAGTCACAGCATCTACTGGAAGTGTGCCTGTCAAACTATTTATTGGAGCTTCCGCAATAGCAGCCAACATAATGTTGATTGCTTCAAGCTCAGTGGTTGCAGCTACAGCCATTGTTTAATACTTTTTTATTTTAAGTGAATCCCTCCCACCTTTTTTCTTTTTCTTTTTTTTCTTTGATGAATACATGATGATAAAAAAAAGGGTATCTAATAATAAGATACCCTATAAATTGAAATTAAGAAGCAG